CTCGCCCAGCTGGATCAGCTCTTTCATGCTGGTTGGTTTGATTAATTTCTCATAGTAATGACCTAAAAATATTGCAAATGGTGTACCAGACAGACCGATCACTTTTGCGGTAGTTTCTTTGATGTACGTTAGTAGTTTTTTACGTTTTAAATGCGCCTCATCAACGATAATCAGGTCAACATCTGTCGGTAGTTCGCGGCGGATCAATGTGTCAGCAGATGCGATTTGAATCGGTTTATTAGGGTTGTATAATCTATGTTTCTGCCAAATGATTGATATTAAATTTTCATCAATCCCATATTGCACAAATCGATCCCTAGTTTGCTCAATCAGTACGGTATAGGGAGCTATGAACAGAACGCGCTTATTGTGTTTGATCAACCCGTCAGTAATAAACGCGGCTAATCCAGTTTTACCGCTCCCAGTCGGAGCACTAACCAAAAACGTTCTGGTTGTTAGCCAATTATTACGTAATTCTGCAAGCCCTTTCGTTTGTGCATGGTTTGGCGTGATATTTAACATGATTATCGTCTCGCTGATACTATGTCTATTCCCAGCGTTTTATGCTGAGATAAAAAACTATTTCGTAGCAAAATAAACCCGTTGCCACCGTGTTCGTTGATTGATTGGATGCTCTCCAGCGATCGAATTCTAGGTGTTTTGTTATCCAACTCGATCCAACATGTTTGACCGTGTTTAGTAACGCGCAGGTTAATTTTTGCACTTGCCAAATGCGGATGCCTGACCTCGTTCTCAACGGTGTAGCCATTCAGATTTAATTTGGCTATCAATGACCGAATAAAACAAACCCTATTGCTGGTTGTAGGTTTATCGAACTGTTTTGATAGTAATGTCATTAGCTCAAATTTCATACAATGCCCTATATATATTAATAATTAAGATCTATATAAATAATTCTCTATTTGGAATAGTAAATAATATAAATACAGATAAGATATAAACTACCAAGCACCCCCCGCCCTTACCCATCAAAAGCTGCTTCTTTCCCTTGATGAGTACCTCAAAACACAACCTTGAGGATTTTGTTACAGTGTAGATGTTGGAGGTTTAGAAACCGCCTGATTCATTACACTGGTATATCGTTTTACATATTCGCGGAGTCGCGTGTTCGCCTCTCTGCGTGCCTTATTTTCTTTTTTGTGATTAATAGACTCGTTGTCATACGCTGTGACATAAGCAACTGAATACGAAGCAGATATTTTTGCCCTTACCCTAGTTGGTAATTTCGACATCTGCTCAATAATCCATTTCTCGTCATCCCTGCAGTAATGATCTGGCAGGGTTATGCCGTATGTGTTCATTTAGAACCTATCAGGGAATAAATCCCTTTCACTTAATCCTGTGGCTTTTAACCATTTTTCGCGCGTTTCCTGTTTTTTATAGGGTATTTTTCCTCCTCTAGCCTTGATATTAGTAATGTTTTGAGGAGAACAACCAACTAATCTTGCCAACGTGGTCTGCGTATCACCTACAGCACGTATTGCTCGATCAAGCGGCGTTAATTTTTGTTTACTCATAAGCTCTCCAGCTAAATTTAAACATATAATACACATAAACTAAATATAAAATACACAAAATAATTTAATTTTGCAACATTTAAATTTATTTTTGTTTATTGATGATTTACACAAAATGTGTAAAATTAAACATGAGAAACGCAGGAGACCAAATATGAGTACAGTCGAGCAACGCATAAATAAAATAATGAGAGACCAATCAATTAATAAAACCGAACTAGCTGACCTTTTAAGTACATCGCCCCAAAACGTAACCAATTGGATAATTAGAAATGCAATTAGCCGCAAAAAGGCGAAATTGATTTCTGAAAAATTGGGATATGATCTTAACTGGCTTTTGTACGGAAGCGACGGGAATATAAAAGACAGCGAACTAAGCCCAGTAGAATGGGAATCGTTATCAGAGGAAGAACAAAATAATGGGAAATTTGTAACAATACCTGTTTTAGATGTTGAATTATCAGCAGGTTTTGGAGCATGTCCCACAATGGAGCAGGAGCAGGAAATGTATACGTTACCCTTTAGAAGTATTACCCTTAAACAACGGAATATCCCAATAAACATGGCTAAAGTTGTTAAGGTTACAGGCGATAGTATGGAACCACGATTATTCGATAAAGATATTATTTCTATAAATACAGCGGATACCCGAATTAGAGACGGGAAAATATATGCTGTGCGCGTTTATGATTTGCAAAAAGTTAAGGTTTTGATCACAAACTCGGACGGCTCTATAACGCTAAGATCATACAATCCAGATTATCCAGATGAAATAATTAACAGGGAACAAATAGAAAACGGTGATTTTCAGGTTTTAGGTCGGATGTGGTGGCATTCTTCGCTAGATGATTAATAGTAAAATCAGATAATATTAACCTCCAAAGCCCACAATCGGGCTTTTCCATACTCCCTTAAAAATTCAGCTCAAAAAACAATCAATTAAACATATTTAAACTTATTATTTTTCAATGTAGTACACAAAAAACCACATTTTTTAAACAATTTGGTACACATAAATTAAACATTTACTATTGACCAATTTGTTTAAAAAGGTTTAATATTGGTTACACAATTAAACGAAAATTAAACATTAATTGATTTGCAATTAGTTTTGGGGGTTAGGATGTTATTTATAAAAAATCGCTTGCGTAAATTTAATAATTCAGCTATAGTGTGAGAACACTAGCAAAATCTAGTGTCAGGATTGAGACCCTGAATCATTCAACGGCGACACATGACGCCCTAAGCGTCTTTTTTTGTGTCAATACTTGCGCACGCCTGTTTATCAAATCTTTTTCTATGGTGGCGTTAGTAGGGCATCCGAAAGGATGGCTGGATTCCGTTGGTGCCAGTAGTTCCAACCCTGCTAATGTCACCGCCAACGAGATTGGAACCTCTAGCGGTGATTACAATAATCAACCGACGGAGGCTGTCATTATGACTACTACCCTTAGCCCTATTGTATCCACACAAAAACCACCCAAATCTTATGACCTCACAACTGAACTTGAGGATCAACAATCCATTATGAGTTCAAGCATTAATCTTTATCGTAGAAATCAGTTTGTATCTAACACACATGTAAATATCAGGGGTTAAAAATGGAATATTATCTTTTGGATTGCGAATTACAAGAACAAATTTGGGAAAAATTGATTCAATTGAGAGCATGCGCACTACTAATCAATGAGGTAACTAATCCTCATTCTGACAACAGGAATGATAGTGTTAGCACTTGTTCTTGGATGATAGCGGATGAATTAAACATCATATTGGAGCATCTAGAAAATTTACCAACTGACAAAAAACGCAAGGAGGGAACAAATGTTAACAATCGATCAAATTGAGTCAATGAACACATCATTAACACAAATTACTGGTGTTTTAGGATTAATTATTAATGTGACCTCGCAAGGGTCACCTTATGAAAACAAACAAATTAACAATGCCACTTGGATGGTTGCGACAGTTGTTAACGATATGCTAAGTCAACTTGACGCCCAGCGCATTGCATCATCAGAATCGTGGGAACAGGAGTAACAAAATGAATAGATATTGTGAAGCATTTGATTGTCTCGGATTAACTCAAAATAACCCAGAAAAATTGAAAA